CGGCAAATACGTGACTGTCACCTTGCGGCCAGCATGCGCCGTACCGGGAGTGGTGAAGAACGTGTCGACAATCACGGTCATGGTGCCGTCAGTGTCGTCAACAACCGCTGCACCGGGTGTCGCGGTGGGTCCGAGATTGTCCCGAAGCTGAGGCACTACCGACTTGGCAATACCGTATGGGCTCCAGCCTTGACCGGTCACCTTAGCTGCGTCGCCGAGTGCGGTACCGAGCTTCTCAAGCTCGCGATGGTACGCGCTGTCGGTTCTGCGGCTCATGAGCCACTTGAGAGCCGGATCGCTATTGTACGGTGTCGGCATCTTATCGAGCATCACGCCGTGAATGCCAAGGCCGTAAGCCGCGATGGAATGTGCATCGATGACATTGGCACCTTCCGTCAGCACGTGAACGCCGTTAAAAGCGCAGAGCATCGCGTTCTCTTCGGACAGGTCAGGGTCAAGCGTGGTGTCGCCATCCCAGATCGTCTTGCAGAAATCGTTACCCATTTGCTTTGTGAACAGCGCATTGAGCTTGCCCTCGAAATTCTCAATTCCGATTGCAGCCGCTTCGCGCAAATCCTCATGCGTGAACGTGACAATGCCGCCCATCTTCTGAGTGACATAGTCCGCACGCGAGGTATCGGGCTTGGAGCCTTTTGTCAGCGGATGGTTCTGGTCAACCTTGCGCAAAGTGGGCTGTGACCAGTCGATGATCGGAATGCTCCCCTTGCTTTGCGTGACCGGTATGACGTTAATCATCTGCAGGAACTGCGACTGATCGACCGTCAAGTCGATAAGATCGCGGACTGCCGTGGCTGGCATGAGGTCACCGAAGTTGGTGTTGCCAGTGGTTATAGTACCGCTGGCCTCCTTGGCGAATGCAATCCCGCTATTGCTCGCCCACTGGTTGAACATTTTCTCAAGTTCTTCTTTCGTGTACATTTAGCACACCCTCCTATCATTCAGTTAATTCGAGTCCATTTCGTACCTCCTCTCATAGATTTGATGTCGGGGTGCGTTCGCTATGAACGCAATGACATTGGAGTGCCCTTCGTGCTATCCACGCTTCTCTCCAGCACTGTCATCTTGCTGCGATCTTTCTTGACCTCCGGATCACCTTCCGGGTCCGCACCGTTGCGACTGCCGGGCGACTTCTCGATTGCTTCGAGACGCTTTGAGACATCACCGATCTGTGCCTTGATATCATCAAGTGACTTCACGACCGGGTCTTCCGCCGGTGGAGTATCGCCCTTCGGCGGTTCCGCTTTCTTCTCGAACTTTTCATCGAGACCCGCGAGTGCCTTCGTGAGCTTGTCATCAACCGCAGTAGTAAGCTCGGTCTTGACAGCCTCCACGACCTCGGTCACTATGGCCTTTACTTGTTTTTCGTCCACGTCATTTCCTCCTGTTGGGTGTTCCCCTGCTTTCCCTATTAGTTCATCTATCTCGCTTCTGATTGATTTGAGGCTATTTGCGAAGATGTCGGCCTGTTGAGTCGATGCGGTCGAGATCGAGGCAATCACGGCCATGATGTCATTGAACGCCTGCTTGAAGCTCTCTTCTGCCATAGCCTTCTTGTCAGTGACGGTGTCATCGGATATGATGCTGCGTAGTGAGTCGCCGAGTCTCCAGACCATGTCCCACACTTGGCTTCTGATCTCTTCGTCGGTCTTGACCTCAGCGTATGTCTGTGCGTCGCCGTCGCCTTTCACCACACTCTTCAGGCGGTCAACCACTCTGCGCGCAATCGACTTGCTATCGATTGGAACTCGCTCAGCATAACCGGCAATCGAGAAACCGGTGACCTCTCCGTCTTCGACTTTCTTCCAGACCTCGCTATTTGTCACATGAACGCCGAGCCACCATGCACCAGCGGTGTTGTCCATGCCGACGCTCTTGCCAATCGACCCGTCGTAGTCGATGCAGCTCTCAATCGGATAGCCGATGTCGGCAAACTTCTTGTGCTCGTAGCCGGTGCCGGTACCGACCTGTTGACCAAAGGCCATGTTGCGCAGGAACGAGTGGCACGCCTTGATGACCTCGTTGTCGGTCACAAGATCGCCATGATAGTCGCCCTCGTCTTTGAACAGACAGAACGCGAAGACGTTTTGCTCTGCAGCATCTACCTTGGCGATCTTGAAGTCTTTGGTGAAATTCGGCTTCTTGCCTTCAGGCAGCGACTTATGGAATACAGTTACGCCTTCGGATTCGACCTCTTCACCGTTCGACTTCTTGATTTTGAATTTAGCCCTTGGAACTGCCGGATAGCCGGTCAGCGTGACCTCATCGACATCAATGTTTGCCAGATAGTGAGTCGGCTCCGGGATATCATCGCTCTTTTGAAATCGCTTCTTCATGCCTCCACCTCTATTCATCAGGTTTGAAAATCATCACCACGGTCAAGCCCTCGACTGTCCCTGCCGTGTAATCTATGCCGACAGTCACGGCCTCATTCGCGGCGACCGCGATATTGGTCACGTCAGGCGGGCTGCCTGCATTGTATTGCTCTGAGCCGGGAGCGATCTGTTTGTTATAGGCCGAATCAGTGGCAACCGCGAGCGCCGCAGCCCCGCCGGCAACGCCCTTGAGGATATGCACCGTTACATCGCCGGTAGCATCTATGTGCTCGACAATGAACTGGATTCGCTCGATGACGCCTGCGCGCCCGGGAGCGAACACCGGCACGTCCGGAGACTGATCGGAGTCGCCGCTGATCGTCCCGGCTATGTGAACCTGCCATGATTCGGGATGCTTCGTAGCGTAGTCGACTGTGACAATCTCGAAACTCTTTACTATCTCGCCGTCGACCTTGATATCATACTTGCCGGTTACGATGTTCGCGATTGTGATCTTGCCGTCAGCACCCGAGACGCCGGATGTCACGAGAGTCGCAGTGCCATACTCATACACAGAGAAAGCGACACTCGGATTGATCCTGACTTGCGTCGATCCAGATTCGTTTCGCGTCAGGAAGTCTTCGTAGTTCATGCAGCACTCCTTTCGACCGTAGTCGTGCGGCAGTGAAAATGATAAGGAGGCATGCCGACGTTGTCCGCTACATTGCCCCGCATGCGACCTTTGGCCTCGTCCACAGACAGCCACGGCGATATCTGCTCAACATCTTCCGGCCTCGTAGCCGCCATCAGTGCATCACGCTGTCTCACGGCAGCACTGACGTTTATGATCTTGCCATTCAGCTCGCGACAGATACTGCTGGTTTTTTCATCGAGCACCGCGACTACCTCAATCTGTTTTATCTCAGCATCGACGTAGCCCTGTATCTGTCCGAAGTTGCGAGATCGGTTCATTCCATTAGCAGCCAGCCCACGCCAGTAGGCTTCAGGCTGAACGCCAAGCCCCTTGTATCCATCAAACGCTTCTTTGAGCATCTTGCCGATATCGACCCTGCCAAGTCCCTGAGCCATGCCCTCAGCGACGATATCTGCTATGCCTTGTGAGAGCCTGCGGCTGTAGAAGTTACGAATCCAGTAGATATGATGCTCCTGCAGCCACGCAATAGCATCTGTGTCTATCGCGAGAAAGTTGAGCGGCAGCCCCTTCGGCTTCAGGATCGCACTCTTGCCCTTCCGGTAGCTCTTATCCAGCAGCGACGAAATATCGGCCTGTACCGCAGCGCCGAATCCGACGCCGAGCTCAGTCTCCAAACTCGCAAAGAGCTGCCTCAGCTCCTCAGCATTCAAATCCTGCCATTCGACACGGGTCATAAATTCGTCTATACTTGCGACAGCTTTCTTCGTAGCCTTAGCCCATTCCTGCAGTAACTTGCGCAGTGCAGCGCCTTCGTAGGGGAACATCGGGCCGCCCTCAGCTTTGGCAATACCGATAGCCTCGAATATGTCATCGATTGTATGTTTAGTTACGACCAGTTCGTCGTATGTCATGCACTCTATACACATTGCTTCTCGTTGATCCTCTTCTCAATCTGCTCTTTGTAGTCAATCAGCTTGTCGATGAACTTCGCGGCTGGCTCTGGGACAGTGCCTGGCGCCTGTTGCTGATACCATGAGATTAGCCCCATAGGCATTTTGTCGAGTCCCTTAAGTTCAGGCGGCAGGTCGAACTCCTCTTTTGGCTCTCCGAGTGCTTCTGATGTCATGTTATTGATCCGGCTGTACGATAGCCCGTCCTTGATACCAGATATAGCTTTCAGGACTTCGATCATATCCTCTGTGTTGGGAGCGATGGTCTTGAAACGCCAATGCTTGACTTGCATCTTGTTGAGAATAAGCCTGTTGATTGTGCTGTCCCAGTTGTTGCGCTCTGGGCGAAACAGTGTAGACTCGGCTACGCGGATCGCTTCTCTCGCGGATGCTCGATTGTAGTCGTCTGATCGGCCTATGAAGATCGGCGGTAGTCTGAATGCCGACCGCAGACCATCATTGTTATCCTTGCGATAGTCCCGGAAATGAGCGTCTTTCTGGACTGCCGAATTCAGCAGCTTGAAATCGATCTTGACGGGTGGTATCTTTTCGCCCGGCACATCACTACCCGGCATATCCATCGGAGCCGCCTCTATAATCGGAATCTTGTGGTGCTGTCCTTTGATATCATTGCGCCACATTTCCTCGATAATCTTCACACCGTCACCTGTGAGACTGCCGTTGGTCACGAGTATCGCCATACGCGGAATCCCGTTATGATCGAAGAAATTGTAATTGACCGACTCCGCTTTGTAGCTGCCGAGCAGGCTGATGATGTTGCCGGCATACCAGGGCATGCCATAGGGCGACCACGAGCAATGATGCTTCAGGTGGATCACCGAAGTGGCGAGATTCTCTGTGCCGGATACGATTTGGCCGGTCAACTTCGAACGATAGCGGTCATCATTGATATCTTTGAAATAGACTTTCTTGTTGCTGTTCGGTAGCAGCTCGACATAGCAGCGGAACCTTTCGGACCAATAGAAGTCTTCGAACGTGCCGTCAATCATCGGGATCTGCGTCTTGTACTTGTAGGCGTCTTTGTCTGCCACTGTTAGTCGCATATATGCAGCCGGCAAATGATAGAGAGCCGCTATTTCACCCTTTGTGTCCTCGACCACTTCGATAAATGCGTTGCCGTCGTCAAGGTCGTAGCGCAGCAACTGAGCCAGACCTGTAATGCTCTGCCGTGGGTTGCAATGATCAAAGAGCCGACGCAGCCTCTTGTATTCCTCGACAGCCTCCGGAGTCTCCTGCTCTTCGTCGGTAGCATATTCAGGGTGTCTCACAAGGTCGTAGCCGAATGAGTGGATCATCACAGACATTGCTCGCTTGCACTGCTGCATGGTATCCGAGAATTCTGTCAGTCGGGAGAGAAAGAGCGGATTGAGCGGCGGTTCAAGTATATCCAGCGCAGCCGACCTGCCGATACCCGTCTCCCACGGGTCCTCGAAGTTCGTCATCGACTTCATAAGCTCGTTGGCTTTGTAGATCGGGGTTGTGCCCGGATCGATCTCGTGGGTCGTCACATTCGATTTCGAGCTGCTTCTTCTCATGCCACACCGCGTTTCTTCTTCAGAGCCTCAAGCCTGTCACGCCCCTGCAATAGCCTTCGTGCGCCCGCGTGGGCGATCCAGAGCGCCGACAGCTGATCGTCGTGGCCAGTCGCAGACGACGATGAATTCAGTTCATTGCAAAGGCAGTCAGTTATCTCTCTGTCTCGTTCAGTCTTGTAGGGTAGACTGATCTCAGTATTCTCGAACAGTACTGCGACGGAAGTCAACCCTTCGTACGGGTCATGTTTCGACTTGCCGGTAGTGACGTGCTTGACTATAGGGACATTGGTTTCGTTCTTGATCTTCCAGCGGATAATCTCGCCATGTGCATTCGTCTCGATGAACTGCCGATCAGGTTCGAAGTTTCTCGCATCATCGATGAATACCTGCTTGATCTGATTCGGGGTAAGCCCGCGATCACGGAACAGCCCGAGCAGGTCGTAATGGCGATTCTCCTTAACTCCGAGCACGATCGACACCGTGTAATCGGAGTCTTTCGCTTCAGCATCTCGCTTACTTGTGACGACCGCCGGATCGTTACCCTCGACAACGAGCATGTAATCCGAGCGCTCAAACTCCCCGTATGATCGCGTCGGGTCTTTGCATGCGTTGAGCCAGGTCGACTTAATGAGAGCCACGTCATCGGAAGTGGCGTCACCTTGATATATCCTGTTGAATGTACGGCTGGTTATCCGCTTGCGGGTCAATAGCAATTCGCTCATACTCTTGAGCTTCGGCGCAAGGCATTCACCTTCATCATCGCCCGTGAATACAACTTTGAACGGGATCAATCGACCCTTGCTATCGAACACCTCCGCATCGTTGCGGACTATTTCGTGCTTCGGCTCTCGGATTATCGCCCGGTCATGTACTACTTTGTAAAATGGATTGTCTATGAAACTCTGATACAGGTCGTAAGGGTGGAACCGCGTCCCGATAAACCAAAGCCTGCCATGTTCATCTAACCGCGTCTCTATCGTGTCGAGCACATACTCGAGTATCTTCTCACGTTGAGCGGCTGATATGCAGTTGAGGTGGTCGATCAGGTCATCGAGAATTATCAGGTCGACACGGTCACCTGTTATGCC